CTGGAAACACTTGAAGTGGTGCACCTTTCATAGAATTAGCGTTTTCTGTCGCTGGATCTACTGGTGCAGGTGGTTGTGGTGGTGGTAAAAGACTGTCAATGTTCTTAATATCAAGTGCATCATACATTCTTCGGTATGCTTCGTACTGATTATGTATTTGTGGTGCAGCTTGTGCTAGTTGCAACTGTGTTTGTGCCAATGACAGACGTTGTGACATAGAAAATATGTTTGGATCTGACACTGGAAGTATGTCAACACGACCATCAAAGTCATTCTGCATAATCTGTGGTGCAACATTACCTACAAAATACGGATAAGGCACTGGATTCTCAGAAAAAATTTCTGCTAACATACGAAATTCTTGCTTTTGTGCATAATGTAAACGCTTGTGTATGCTAGAAATAATCTTTGAGCCTTGTTCTATTAACGCAACCGTGGTTCCAACTGGTGCTTGTGAGTTAACATCACTAATTTTTGCATCGGCAACTTGTGCAAAACGTCTACCAGAGTCAACAACTACACCTAAAAGTTGTGCTAGTGTTCCAGATGGCTCTTTGTAAGGTAGGGGAATAATAGAGTTTTTCAAATCACCACCTGGAACATCTATATCTCTAAACTCACCTGGGTTAAGAGGTTCATCGTCATTTCGGATTCTAACGCCTCTTGCTTTAAATCCAGCAGGTAAGTTTGATAATGTGCCTGCATCTATTAGCTGTCTCAATATAGATGTGGCGGCACGAGATAATCCACCTATTGTATGTAGTAGTCCAAAACCATAAAATCCAAAACCTGGTAAAAACTTAAAATGAACAAAGTATTGTCTCTTTCTTTTTAACGGATCTTGCTCTCTAAAGTTTCTAACCACTGATAAAACTTTATTTGAGCCTTGATCAATGGTGACAATATAAGGGAGCATAATACCCGAAGGCTGCCCTTGACTATCCAGATCTTCAAAACCTTCCAAGTCCAAGTCCACATGGACTTCAAGTAAGGTGTAACTGTCGTCTGAATAATTAGGATGTAATCCTTGAAGTTCATCAGTAGTTTCTTGGATAGCTCCTTCATCGTCTCCAGTGTCTGTTGTAGATAATTCAACATCTTTATATACTCCCGCAACTTGTAGTTTACGGATATCATTAAAACTCATTCGCACCATGTGTGTAACTCGCTCTGCTGTTCTGATATCAGAGGCAGAGTACGGAACTATTAAGTCTTCTGCTGGTACAAACTTAGATATCGCTCTTTGTTTCGTGGGATCAAAGTACACTTTCTTAAATGTAGAACCAGTAAGTGGTAAATAAAATAACATCTGGTCTGTGTCTTGATCGTATTCTTCCATGACTTCAGTAATCTGATAGTTCATATAATCTTTTATTCTTTGTGCCTGATCTTCTGTTTCTTTTGTAGCAACACCAAGTATTTGTGTTTTTACTGGACCACCACTTGGTAACATTTCTTTGTATGCTTGTGACTGAAACTGTGTTGTTGCCTCTGACAATAGTGGATGTGTTACACCACTTGCACCAAGAAACGGATCACTTCTGTCTTCGTAATTAATACCAAGCAAGTTTAAACCCTTGGCGATTGCTTCTTCCCAATCTTGTCTTGATTCTAAATCTTCTTTTACTTTTGATTGTAAGTCAGATGCAATAGACGCTAATACACCATCTTCCATGACTTCTGCTAGATTGGCTTCATGGTTGTATGGCTCTGCTACAACTTCCATTTGTTCGCCAGTATCTAACTCAATACCCTCTGGCAATGTAGGTGCAACGTCATCCAACTCTATCTGCAAACTGTCAGACTCTGCTACAAAACCAGGTCCACCAGCACCGATTTCTTTTTCTACCATTGTAGGTATTTGTCCACTTTCTGCCATTATGCTACCTTTCTAAATCTACTTAATATACCACCTTTTTTGAATCTTGGTACTTTTAAATCAGAATCTATTTTACTTAAATCAATAATTCTAAAAAGATCCGACTCTTCGTTGACAGGTGCACCACGAGTTTTTCCTATTTCTATCATCTGTGTAGAACTCGGGGATATGTCAGAAGATGAACTATATAATCGTTCTTTTGTGAAATACGCATTACCATATTTTTTCAAGATAGAACCTAATTGTTGTGTGCCTGCTGCAAAATTGTATTTTTTAGGGTTTCCAGAACTACGAGCAGAGGCATAGTCTGCTAGTTTTGGAAAGATAATATATCTTTTTCCTTCTTTTTTAGCATCACTTATCATTCTATGAACCATCAACTCTAATCCTTGTTGTGAGTTCTGAACTGGTGGGTTTTTAGCTAACTGAAAAGACTCGTTTGGATCTATGTGTTTTAGAGTTTCTTGTAAAGAATCTTTTACTTTCGGTGGAATTTTATCACCTAACTTTTCTACTAATTTTAACACTGCTCCTCTTTGTTCAAAAGGTCTCAGTTTTTCTTTTAGATCGTTTATTCTGTCTATTAAGTCATTAGCTCTGGCTTCTGCCACGGCTTTTTCTGCGTCCAAACCAGCAAGTCTTTCTTGATTAGCCATACTTTCTATAATTGGATTTTGATACTCTGAAAATACATTAGCATGAACATCATTATAAAGATCTCTCTTTACTGCATTTTTCTGAGCTTCTGGACTTAAGTCAATAAATTTAAAATCTACAGTCCCCCTCGTTCCAGGAGGTGTCACACCTAATATTTTTTTAGGTGGTGTGTATTTAAAATCTACAACATTTTCTACACCCAACTCAGTTTTTCTTTTAAATACTCCAGATGGGAGTTTAATTCTTTCACCAGTGTATCTGGCTCTAGTGCTTCCTGTGTTCTTAGGTATTGGTATACTATTGTTTTGTGATGTATATTCATCGACAGTTTTATTTATTATTTTTTCAATTATTTGAGAGCCTTTTCCTTTTGCTGTTCTGTCTAATTCAGCATCTGCTATAAAATCTTGAAGCACTTTTTGTCTTTCAGGATCAAATCTGCGTGGTATATCATCAAAAGCTGTTCTCTTCTTTTTATCTGCAGCCTCTAATCTTTGTGCTAATTCTTTTATATTGTCTTTTCCAACAAGTTTTCTAAACTCATTATCGTTAACAATGTTTTTTACTACTGCGGCTTTTATATATTTTTGCTCTAAATCTAAGCCATAGTTTCTATACGCATCTTTAAAAAATTTAGAAACATTTTTAGCATCTTTAAAGTAATCTGGGTTATCTAAAACTTTCATTTGAACATATCTTGCAAAATTTATATCTGTCCCACGAGCCGCTCTGCCTGTAGATCCTCGAAAAAAACTAGCTCTACTCTCATTATTAAATTGTTCTGGATCAAGTTTTTTGTTTTTAAGTAATCTATCTACAGTTTCGTAATAATCTTTTAGTAATCCTTTATCCAATAGTTGTGCTTCTCTACCAGTCTTTAAAAAATTAAAAAAAGAATTATTTTCAAAATCACCTCTAACTTGCATACCTCTGTTAGTAAATTCTCGTTTTGCAGCTTGAGTAGCTTCTGTTTTTCTACTAGCGTCAAAGATCATTCCTCGACCCTTAAGAAGAAGAGCCGCTCCTTGTTCTATAGAAAATGGTTTTGATATAAATCGTTTTATTGCATAAGGTACATTTTTATTAATTTCTGCAATGTCGCCAACATCTAATGTACTCATATTGAAATCACTATTACTTAACTTAGCACCATCAAATACTCCATAAAGAAGGTCATTATTGAAAGGATCCATTACATCTTCATCAAAAAAACGAATTATCGGGTCTCTGTTTAAGTTATAGGATGCTTGTAAAACAGCAGCATTATTTATATCATTGTCTATTTTAAATACTTTTTCTTTCAGAGGAGTGGTAAATTTTTGTAATTTCTCATACTCTACCATAAACTCATCTTTTTCTTTTATTAGTTCTTTTGCCTCATCTTGAAGTTTAGTCTTAGTTGCAGTAAAGGTTGATATCCCAAGATTGTTTTCTTTGTCTAACTTAAGAATTTGTTGAGCATCCATTAATGTTGAATTTAATATAATTTCATTTTTATTATTTAATGCTTTATTTAAACTTCTAACTACGTTTGCCGATCTTGTGATTTGTTCTTCTGCCAAATCTTCTATAGCTTGAGCTTGAGCAGAAGTAATTTTTCCGTCAGCAAGGTCAAGTTTTGATTGATTAATTCTATTATTTGCCTTCGTTATTTTTTCTTCTTCTGCTGTTATATTCCTTTGGACTTCTGCCCTTCTTTCTGGTGAGTCTTGAATCAACTTTCTTTGTTTTTGCATTGCTTGGTTAATCTGTAACTCGTTTACAAATCTAGAATCTTCTAACTTGGGTGCATTAGCACCTAATTCGAATCCCATAAAACCGTCAACGGCTCTTGTGTGTGCAAAGTATCCACCATCAACTGCATCTTGAAAACCATGTTCACTATAACTTCGTCTTAGTTCTTTTATACTATCTGTATCTCCTACTGATTTGAAAAAATCTTCTAATTCTTGATAGGCTTTTTTAACTGTGTTTGTAGAATTAAATCTATCAACAGACGATCCAAGGAGCTTGTTACCCTTTGATCCAGTTCCAAAGATAGTGTGAACAACATCATAAACACTGTCACCTCCAGGATCTATTCTTTGCTGTCCTTTGTTTCCCATACCTTGTCTAGATCTATTTTTTATAGCCTCAAGATTTCTGATCTGATTTAAAAAATCAGTTTTCTGTTCTTGAGCTAAAGTTGGATCTGCTGCAGCGCTTTTTAAATTTGCAATTTGTGAGTCAAGAGCTAACTGATCTGATTCTTTATATACGTTAACCTCTATGTCTGGTGTAAACTGTGATGCAATATTATATAGTTTTTCTTTACCATCTGCTGCTTCAAATCTTTCTTTTGGATTAAGTTCTAAGTAACGTATCAAACCAACTTCTTCTGCTTCTTTATATAATCTACTGTTTATACCACCTTTTAGTGTTTTAAATTTTTCTAAAATTTGTTCGCCTGTCATAGGAAACTCTATGCCCTCAACGCGGGTAGTAACTCCTTGCTCGTACATTATGTTACCAGCATCATCTCGCATTGGTCTTTGTGCCGTCTTACCTTTTTTAGTTGTGAATGTCTCCAACATAGGCATCCTTGTCTGCATTATTTGTTGGAGTTCACCTTGACCTGTGCCAAGATTCTCTATCTCTTGCAATAAATTAGAATAGAAAACATCGTCTTTACTCATTCTTGCCGCTATGCTTACGTCTTTTTTTAAGTAATCATCTTCAAAAACGTCTGCTTTTTTTGGTGGCTCTGGCATTGATGGCAAAGTCTGATCTGTTGTCATCATTAATTGTTCGGCAGTTGTCGGGGGTGGCGCTGGTATTTTACTCGCACCAACACCCGCCATAGCAAACTGTGGACCAAACCCACCATCTGATGGTGGTCTGTTTTTCATTCTCGCTGCTAACCTTGCAGTTGCTATCGCCTTTGTTAACAATGCTCCAGGAGCAAAGGCTCTACCAGCACTCTCTATTCCCCCTTCGGTGTCTTGTCCGAAATTTTCAAACGAAAATTCTGGAAAATCCTTACCCATAAATCTCTTAGCAAGAGCTTCAGAACCAAAACGATCTATCAAACTTTGTATGCCTTGAGGAGTCTGTCCGTATCTTACATCATAGTAAAGACCAATCGCATCAAGTGGTAATCCAAGTATGTCGGCAGTTTCTCCGACCAGTAACCCCTTACCGAATCTCTGTAAATCCTCTAATGTCTTTCCTAAATCTTGTGGCTTCGGGCCGCCTGGAAAATATGGTTCTGCCATTATGTAATCCTAGTTGTCTTTTTCTTCTCTGGTAACATTATCTTTGAAAAACGATTAGTTACAGTATAACCACCCGCCTTCTTCTTAAATAAATCTAATTGCTTTGGTTTGAAAGGTGTTTTCATCTTAGCAGGACCCTTGGTCGGTGGTACGGCTTTCCCTTTCGGTGGTATGACACCAAAATTTTTGCCTGGAACTGGTTGTCCTCGCCCAGCTAATTCTGCATAAGTTCTTCTTCTATCTTCTTCATCTGACATTAATAAACTCCCTTGAACGTCCCACCACGGTTTTTCATTACACCGCCCATGTTCATTTTTTTACCAATATACATCTTGCTTCGTGGACCTTTGTTCAAACCTGGTGCACCACCAGTAATCTTTTTTAGCGTCTTGATCTTTATCTCACCACCTAACGGACCAGTAACCGTGGATTTTTCTAATTTTTTAGTTAGCTTTTCTAATCGTGGTGCAGACTCAATCGTTTTCTTTTGTGTCTCTATCTTCTTCCGTTTTTTTGTGGCGACAGATTTAGCAATCCTTTCTTTTTTTCTCTTTGCTTTGTCTTCTGCTTTGAATCTTTCAACAACAGCAGAAAGGTTATAAGGGTCATACATAACTTTTTCTTTTCTTTTTGAAACACCTGTCTCAAAAAGAGAAGAGGGTCTCTTAGGTAATTTCCTTTGTCCTTTTTTACCAGCCATTAGTATACGCCTTTAAAAGTCCCGCCTCTACCTTTCATGACACCACCCATGTTCATACGCTTCAGTATTGAAGTAGGTACATTCTTAGCTCGTCTACCAGTTGCTACACCCATTCTTGGACCTTTGGGACCTGGCTTTTTCACATTTTTGCTTTGGTCACCAAACTTTTTAATGTTAGCTTCAATAGACTTCTTAACTCTTTCTAGTCTCTTTTGTTCTTTGACATTGCCTTCTTTCTTGGCTTTGTTCATGTCTTTTTCGAACTGAGTCATAAATTTACCAGAACCTCTAGGTGGTTTAGGTGGTTTTGGTTTAGGTGGTCTCCCAAGTTGTCTGGTTTCTTCACCACTTTTTGTAAACCCAGATCTATAGTCTGGATCCTTAGGAGCCTTTGATAACGTCTTAAGTCTCGCTAAATCTCTTTCTCTCTGCTTTTTAGCAGAAGATGTTTTTCCTAATTTAATCTGTCTTTCTACTTCTTTTGACATTAGTAATACTCCTTTTTGTTTCTTGGATACCAGTCTTCTCCTTGATCTTCTCCATCCAGTGATATAAAACCACCTTGCCTAAATCGCATGATTGCCATCGTCATACTATCACAATAGTCATCATGGTCTCCATTTGGAAAAGATGCAACTTCTTCTATTACATCCTCTGCAAACTTCTCTCCACTAGGATACCACACTTTTCCCGATTCGAAAATAGGGGATACGATGTGCATCCTTGTCGTCTTATCCAAGTTACCCTTCTTTCGTCTGCCAGGACTAAAGGTGAGAACTGGGAGGTTAAGTAACCTTAACTCGTCTGCCAAAGGTTGTCCACTTGCTTTTGCCTCAATCAACATCATGTCGGGTTCCCAATATTCGTTCTCTTCTATTGCAATCTCTTTCAACTCTGGAAAACTCCAACGACCTTTCTTCGCATCTAACATTATCAAATGTTGTATGCCGTTCTTCTTTGGTTCAAAAACACCCCATGTCGTAATCGCACTATAGTCTGCTGTCTCTTTTTTAGAATATGCCGTATCATAACTCTGAATTATATAATCTAACTTCGGCACTGCTTCTTCTTCCCACGGAGTCCACCACTCCCTTTTTATCATCGCAGTTTCTTCAGATGTAGGATTCTGCTGCCACTGTGCGTTCCATTTCATAGGCGACAGTGATGCCTTGACTTTTAATAACTCGTCCTTGTTCCAGAACTCGGGCCACAACAACTTATCATTCGGTAATATCGCTGGGAACTCCACGATATCCCATTGATCTGCCATACTATCCTTTGCTTGTGCCTGTAATAATCTGCCTGTCAGATCCTTCTTTGACCATCTTGTCTGCACAATGATGATGGTTCCCCCAGGTTGTAATCTCTGCCGTGGACCTGATGTGTACCACTCGTATGTATTATCGTAAGCAGTCGAGGATAGTGCATCTTGTTCCGAGTGTGGATCGTCAATAATCAATAAGTCTGCACCACGACCCGTCATCGCTGCTCCAACGCCTGCTGCAAAATATTCACCACCTTGGCTAGTCTCCCACCGACCCGCGGCTTGACTGTCTTGCTTCAAGTCCGTGTCTGGAAAAACTTCCGTGTACACTGGATCGGCAATCAAGTCCCTAACCTTCCGACCAAACCTCACGGCAAGTTCTGTGTTCATCGTGGCTTGAATAATCTTTAACTTTGGATTACGGCCCAAGAACCACGAGGGCATGAGATAAGATGCCATCTCTGACTTCGAATGTCTGGGTGGCATGTTGACAATTAATCTTTTTAGTTTGCCTTGTGCGATTAGCTCCAATTTTTCTGCAATGATTTTATGATGTCGCCCAACGATGAAACCTTCATATACATGTTGGGCATACGCTAGAAAATTTTTTTGAGCTATTTCGCGGGTGTCCAGTTTCTTTTTCTGTTGCTCAAGCAGAAATACTTCTTGTAACACCTCTTTTGGTAAAGCCTCTAGATTCATGCCCAAACGATAATATATTCAAATGAATTTATCAACCCTGCATATATATGCGTGTGTGTGTACATGTATATATTAATAATCCCCTCCCCCCCTCTTTACTTTTGTATATCTTGTACCTTTTGCCCTAAGTAACCCCAAAAGCATCTTGATTCGCAGAATCAACCTCCTTCTGTCGGTTGATTTGCTTCAGTACAAGAATAAAATAAAAATTATTATTTTTATTGTTATTTTATCCTTGTACTGAATCAAGTTCTGCTAAAGCAGCAGAACTTTTCTGCGAATCAAGATGCTTTTACCTTGTGCCATTTGGTGGGTTGCATAAGGCGATTAGAAGCCCGTACAGAGCCGAAAGCAAGGCATCCCCATAGGGGATGCCTTGGATAATATGGGAATAGTTAGTTAACATGTTAATCGATAGTTCTGGACTATGGGATAAAATGGGATTATAGTTAATTATAGCTTAAACAAGGAAAGGAAATAGTTATGGAGAAAATTATCTCAAATAATTTTAAAGTTCTTTCTTACATTGCAGATACTCAATTAAATGCAATGTTAGAAAAGCAAAGCAAAGGATACACTCTTAGAAGGAATGGTTCGCCAATGGCATATATTTCTTTTGATAATCTAAAAGATGTGTCAAAGTTTTTAACCAGTAAAGGGAGGTACTAAAAATGAATGTCGAAGAAATAACATTAGTTATGGACACAACAAAAGCATTAAGAGATATGTGTTCTAATAATCATCAACATACAATGACTCTAAATAAAGAAGTTCAAAAGCTCATAAAAGTAATTATGGATATTGAACAAAGAGTTAGTAAATTGGAGAAAAAATAATGAAGTGTTGTATTTGTACTAGCGAAATCGATAAACAATACACTCCCGAAGGGGAGTGTTATTGGGATCAAGGACATAATGCCATGCCGATAGCGAATGGCAGATGTTGTACCAAATGCAATGATACTGAGGTCATACCAATGCGTATGGCTATCATTGCTTCTGGTCGTCCAATGCCAACAATCGCAATCAAAGACATTCTGAAAGAGCAACGCAAAGCAAGAGCTTTGGCGAAGGTGTCATTGAAAGCAATAACCAAAGAAGTAAATGAAAGGAAAAAGAAATAATGTTTGATAGACAAAAAGAACTAGAAGAAGAATGGTGGTATCATTATAATGCCAAATGTGATCGTATAGCAGAACTGAAGAAGGAGCATGAAGATCCTTTTTGGGATTGCGACCACAAAGGTAGAAAACCCGACCACCCCGATTATGAAAAAGATTAAACAAGTTTCCTTGGGAAAAGGGAGAGCCTCGGCTTTCCCTTTTTTTATTTGTGCCACGGGACTCGTCCACCCTCCTTTTTATCTTGGTTTGCAAAAGTGCAAAGAATCGCAAACTTGTTTGTTTTTTTTGCTACTTGCGATCCTTTGCAAGAACCTCTTTTCTGGAGTGGCAGAAGGGAGGCGAGGCACGGGGAAGCTCGGACAGAATGGAGTCGCAAAGGTCGGGCAACTCGCAAACTGCGAGTTGCCTTCAACCCCTTTTAGGGGTTGACTATCCCATAAAACCTGATAAACTCTTATATAACAATTGCGAAAGGAAGAAATATGGAAAACAAAATTAAACATTGGAATAGACCATATAGTAAAAGGTTATATGATTTAACTAAAGCTAATGTTGATAAAATAAACTTTGATAATGAAGTTCATGAAAAATCATTAACAGAAGAGCAAAAAAAATATCGTGATTTAATGCAGAAGGAGGATAAAGAATGATTGTACAAAGAATTAACGAGCATAAATTTATTGATGCTTTCAGAACTTGGGACACATACAAGAATAATTTTTCTTATGAAGGCTTGAAGGCTTTATATGAAGAGTTGGAACAAGTTGCCGAGTGCATGGACAACGGAACAATAGAACTTGATGTAGTCGCAATCTGTTGTGAGTACACCGAGTTTGAAAACTTCGAAGACTTCCAAGCACAATACAGTTGTCAAGATATAAATCATATCTTCGGAGGAAGTGCAGACTGTCTTGACTACTACACTTCAGTAGTGCTTCCCGAATGTTGGGTTGGGAAAGACTCAGACAATACGGAAGAAGTAAAACATCTACCCTTCATCATCAGAAATTTTTAGACCAAAGAGCCACCCCCTCGGGTGGCTCTTTTTTTTGTGCCTCGAAGCAGTTGCCAATCTTGGGGTGCAAAAGTGCAGAGGTTCGCAAAACCTCACCTCTGCACTAAAGATGCGATTTTACGATTTGCAGAACCAAGACAATCTTCCAATGACCCGTAAATCAAGAAGCCTTCAGTCTCGTGGGACAGAATGGGGTTGCAAGGCTCTTGCAACGCAAGAGCCTTGCACAAAGTGCCACCTTCAAACAAATATAGAAGCGACTTAGAGGGTGCTTGAACCAAGAAAAAAGAAACATAATTATTGGCAGATATCCTCAAATGTGTTGATATTTGTGATAATTCGACCTTGAAAGTGTTTCCTTTTGTTGGTGCTTTTAACTCAATAAACAAAGGATATTTTTCGTTAATAATTATTAAATCAGTAAAACCCGAATTGAATTTGTTTTCGATTTTTTGAATGAATGTTCCCTTTGGTAATTGTTTTTTCATATTCAAAAAAAAGTTTTTTTCTGACATTTTTACTTGACCTTAGTGGGATTATATGGGATAAAAATAAGTAATATAAATTTATTATAAGGAAAAAAGATCATGTATCAAGAACCAATAATCGTTCAAGATCAAAGATGGTTTTTAAGTGGTTTATATAACTTGGAAACTATCAGAGATGAACAAGAAGAAACAAAAGAGTATGTTCAGAATAACTTTAAAAAGGTAGTAACTGATGACCGATAAACTCAAGATTGCTTACGAAGAGGAGCAAGAAAAAATATTATCTCTTTGGTATAAATATCTTAGCAACGATAAAAGATCTTTTATCGAATACTTTCAAGAAGAACATAACATCAAGTTAGCAGACACAACCTCATACAAAAAGATTAAGAGGTTGTGTAAAATTTTTTTGAAAGGAAAAAAATAATGAAAGCAATATTAATAAATCCCCAACAAGAAAGTATTCGTCATATTAGTTATGATGGAGATTATAAAAGTATATATAGAATAATCCAATGCACTACCTTTGAGGCAGTTTATCTATTTGATAATGGAGACACTCTTTGGATAGAC